GATTGTAAAAATGAGTATTTGCCCACGCACCAGAACAGCACCAAGTAGATCACCTGTTGATTCAATAATGTGATCTCCAGCTTGGTTTGTAGCTGAAGCTGTCCAAGTAGTGTTGTTTTCAGAATCTGACCAAAAGATTTTGCGTCGATCTGCGTTAGCCGCCGATCCACCGTTAACAACACCACCGAAACACATTTGTATGCGTTGAGGTGTTACAATCGTAGCCGTAATGTGTTCTGGTGAATTTGCTACTTGAGCAGCAACGGTCCCCGTACCAACACTGGTGTCCCACAAGTACAGTTTGCCGTCGTCGGGTGTACACCCTGTTAGGTCTTCGCCCCACATCGCAAGCGACCAGATTGTAGCTGGCGACGGGATACCCAAGTCAGGACGAGCGGTCCCGTAGCTTGACTTGCCATACAACCAATCGCCATACCCAGTGTTGGGGTCTGCATCTGTACTTCCAGCAGTAAAACCAGCAGGAGTAATATCGTACCTACTTGCTGCTGAGTTGTAGACGTACAGTTTGCTGGCAGATCCGACACCGATCCAGCGGTTGTTAGAGTTGTCCATCCATGTAACTGATGTACGAGGTACACCCGTTACTGCTGTGGTGCTTTCTCCCCAACCACGCCATCCACCCATCGGACCAATCGCACCATTACTCCACCGCATAAGGTCTGCGTCATACCATCGACCTTGTGCCTGATAGACTGTGCCGTTTTTAAAAAGTCCAGGCTGAAATTGTAGGTTAACGTATTGGGGCCTAGCCATGTACTCACTCTGTTAATTCCGCTTCCACTGGCTCTAATACAAAAAATGCGTTCTCACCTAGATCGCCCTCAACAATGTTGTTTCCTGCCCATCCCGCAGCAGCCATCATTGTGTGGATTCTTTGATCTAGTGCTTGAGCGTGTTCTTGGATCTGCTTTCGGTCTGCAAACACCTGCCTCCAAACCTGAGCCTGTTCTTCGGTTAGTTCTACTTTGTTTTTTGGCGTAACAAGCATCTCTTTTTTGGCGTTCATGCCTTTTTGTCCTCTTTTAAGTTACGAGTTTCTACCTCTAATACAGTAATTCTCTCACCGTGATCGTCAACTTTGTTATCCAAACTAGTAACGATTCTTTCTATCTGTGCGATTGACTGCCTGGCTCCGTTGAGTCCCGCTCGTACCCCGCCGTAAGCTGCTCCTGCTGCTAACAAAGCGGGAAAGTACGAAAGCATCTCCTCAAGCCCCGTCATCCTCTGACTCCCACGGAAGTTCTGGAGTGTCGCTTGTCGGGTGAGCATTTTCTTCTAATTCGCTTTCAACCAACCTCTCGTAGAGTTCGGTTTTTGATATTGTTTCTTCTGGGTCGTCTGGATTTTTTGACGGCACCATTTCTGCATCAAATGTTGTTTTAACCCATGTTAGCACGGCACTTTCCGTTAAGTCCGCATACGGCGTAAAGTCGTTTGGGTTCGGTTGACCTACACGCAACGATCCGTAAACACTAGTTGTATTAGGAACCGTTTCTCCAGCGGAGTCTACATAAGTGCCGTCTTCGCCAACTAAACGCCACTGCACGAAGGTGACTACATCAGTCAGACCGTCCTGAAGCTTATCTACGGTCATGCTGTCTATTGTCCATGTAAGCGTCATCTTACGCCTCCAACTCTGCTACGCGAATTCTTAGATCTTGCACTTCTTTTACGAGCAACGGTACAAGTTTCGAGTAATCAACACCCCAGACTTGCTTGATTGGTTGTTCCTTGCTCGACAGGTCTTCGTCTACAAGGTCGCCGTCTGTTCCCTGTGACACTGCTTCAGGAAGCACTTCAAAAAGATCTTGGGCGACCACGCCGTAGCGGACATGATCATCTGAAGAGATCCAATCGTGCTTCACAATTTCGATGCTATCAATCAGTGAACCAGAGGGATCAGCCGCTTCAATGTTTTCTTTTAGGCGGCGATCAGATGAAGTGTTGTAGGCTGTACTAGAGGTACTGGTGTCAATACTTCCTACATCGTTTCCGTTGTCGGTATTGTACCACCGCACCACTTCTCCTGCGGCGTGATAGTTGTAATAGCCACCGCTTGCGTACCACTGGTGCCCATCAACGGTGGAGGCATTGGCACTCGTCCTGCCACAAGTGACAATGGTTCCTTCCATTCTAAAGATTTCATTCCCTGCGGATACATACCTTAAATAGCCTTCGGATTCTGTTGCGGCGTGTTGATACGAAATTGTGCCGCGATACTGTTCTGCCCCCGACGTACCTTCAGCAAAGTCTATTCGGGCCTGACCAGTATTGCTTGTAGCAAAAGTCATCCCAGTGCTGCCACTCGTATTCGCAATTACAAATTTATTTGAAACAGAGTAGTAGCCATGTGGTGCCGATGTGCCTAACCCAAGTCGGCCTTGATCATCTATTCTAGCTCTTTCAGAGTTGTTGGCACTAAAGATTATGGCACTGTCAGTGTCGATTTCTAGGGATGTGCTGTTAAGCGTGAGGAACGACCTTAGCACTCCTGCTGCGTTGTGAAATTGCAGTTTTGATGTGTCGGTTCCACCAATGGTGGTAACCCCATCGGCAACGTCTAAAAAGTCTCCTCCATAGGTTAACGTGCCGTCATCTTCTAATGTGAGGCCTGTGCCTGTTCCCGCTGTTGCGTTGTCAATATTGAGATGACCACCGCCCATCCAGATGCGGCCTGAGATAACACTGTCGCTTCCTACTAGTTTAATACCGCTATCATAATCAGCCGCAGACTGAAGAAGATGTAGCTTGGCCGTGGGAGCATTTGTGTTAATACCAATGCGGTCGTTTCCTGCATCTACAAAGAAAAGGTTCGCCTCTCCATTGCCTTCGATGCGAAAATCAACATCAGCAGACGATTCATTAAAAATCCATGCACCGTTGCAAGTAACCGTATCTCCTGTACCGCCAATAGCGATTGCACTACCATCGCTAGAAATGCTGTCGAGTGCTATGTCCCCGACGTTAGTAATGTTTCCATCACCAACGCTTAGTGAGCTAAGTGTTCCTGCTCCTCCAGAAATTGCACTTGATCCTACGTCGATGGCTCCAAAGCCAGACGTAATCGAGCCAGCGTTCAGGGCACCGACCGAAGTTATCTGCGTTTGAGCCGCATCGACATTAAGCGTACCCGAGGAACCCGTCAGGCCCGTACCGCCCATCGCGGTTGCTAAATCTGCTATCGATTCTTTGCGTGTACCATTTGAGTCAGAAGCATCAATAATTGCAATCGAGTCGTTGGCTACGCTTACGGCAGCAGCAGATAAATCGTTAAAGTTCAAAGCCAGCGTTACGTCTGGACCCGTACCGTTCGTAACGGTTAGTCCACCGTTTGTAGCATCTGCTACAGACTTGAGATCGCCTTCCTGGTCCGTAACCCATTCTAGCGTTCCAGAGCCATCGGAAGTCCGCAGGATCTGGCCTGACGAGCCGACCGCTGCTGGCAACGTAAGCGTGTAAGAGCCACTGACCGTGGCTGGAGCATCGAAGCCGACATACTGGCCCCCTGACGCATCTTGGAGCCTTAGATCGCCTTCAGCAAGAATGTCTACCTGGGCCGTGCTGATCTTACCCGTAAAGGCTACATCATCTGTCCCGTCACTAACGCTAAACACAACACCGTCAGTTCCGCTTCCATCTACATTTGTAGAGTTCAGCTCAAACTGCGTGTTGCTACTGTCGTATATCAGCCAATAATCGGGTGCGGCACCAAATTGAAGCTGGCGGTCATCGCCCATTTTGACGCTATCAAACAGATAACTCGACGTTCCGTCTATTTGTTGATTGTTTACATGGAGCGTTACGGCAGCACTGCTTTTTGCGAACAATGCGTCAATGTACGCAGCGTTGTTGTTAAGAAATCCACCCCAGTTGTCGGTATCGCCGCCAACGGTAGGCTTATAGAGATTCAGGTTTGTAGTTCTAGTCGCCATGTGTTATCCAAGTACCCTTGATCGCATCCGTAAAGACGACCCTGTGTGCATCTCTCTTTCACTTTGAAGTTTCAATTCTTCTAACGCCTTACTCAACCTAGCACTCCACATAGGCATACGCTCATCGTTTTTTAAATATGGCTCTGCCTCTACTAATGTGCCAAACAAGTATATATCTGGATGGTTAGTTAGCAGCCAATTCGTTGTAGCAGAATCGCTAAGTGCAGGGATTTTGGTGTAATAGACAATCGACGATGTGTACGTTTCGTCTGGTGAACG